GGTGGTCTACCGCGAGGAAGACGTCGAGGCCTTTGAGGTGGCGCGGACGCGCGGCGGCAACAGTCCTGCGGCGGAGATGACGCAATGATCGTCTCCGATATCACCGTTTGGGTCGAAAGCGCCGCTCCCGGCGAGAGCCTCACCTATCACCAGGGACTGTTGGGGATCGACCGCGCTCCCGGCTCCTCGTCCCTTCCCGATCCCCATCGAACCACCCTCGACCGCATCGCCGACCATGCCATGGCCCTGGCCGAAAATGGCCGGGTGCTGCTGGTGCAGCGGCGTCTGGGCGTGGACCGGATCGCCTATCTGGCGGTCAAGGCGAGCGACGACAAGCCCCGGAGGATCTGACCATGACCATTCCCAACCGCCCCAGCCTTGCCGACATGATGCGCCTGCCGCTGGGCGAGGCTGCCAGCCTGCCGGCCGAGATGTTGGCGCTGCTGCAGGAAGAAGCCGACGAGGCCCTGCGCAATGCCAAGACCGCCAAGGACTGGCTGGATGGCGTGCTGGACCGCCGCTACGCGACCATCGCCAGCGAGCATCGCCGCCGCGAGGGCAAGGACACCGGCACCGTCCGCTTCGACGATGGCGGAATCACCGTGGTGGCCGATCTGCCCAAGAGGGTGGAGTGGGACCAGGAGAAACTGGCGGCCACCGTCGAACGCATCCGCGCCAGTGGCGATGATCCGGCTGAATACATCTATCTCGCCTTCAAGGTGCCGGAGCGCAAATACGGCGCCTGGCCCGGCCATATCCGCACCGCCTTCGAGGCCGCCCGCACGGTGAAAGCCGGCAAGCCGACCTTCACGCTGAAGCCGCAATCCCCCTGAGACACGACGGGGCAGCCCGACCTGCGAGGGCGGGCAAGGCTTCCCTTCGGCGCCCGGTCAACGCCCCGTCGTTCCCCCTTCGAATCGGAGACTCCCATGACCATCCGCATCATCACCGCCGACGAGCGATTGTCGTCGGCCGGCAACAAGACCTCGGTGGCCATCTTCGGCCCGCCCGGCGTCGGCAAGACCTCACTGCTGAAAATCCTGCCGCCCGGCCAGACCGTCTGCCTCGATCTCGAGGCCGGCATGAAGTCGGTGCAGGATTGGTCCGGCGCCAGCATCCCGGTGCGCAGCTTCGGCGACTTCCGCGATCTGGTGGTGCTGATCGGCGGCCCCGATCCGGCGGTCGATCCCAACGCCTTCTACAGCGCCCAGCATTATCAGCATGTGCGCTCGCTCTATGCCGGCAGTGGCGTCGAGGAGTTCCTCGCCACCATGCCGGTGATCTTTGTCGATTCCATCACCGACCTGACCCGCCAGGTCATGGCCTTCGCCAAGCAGCAACCGGAAGCCTTCTCCGACCGCACCGGCAAGCCCGATATCCGCGGCGCCTATGGCCTGCTGGGCCGTGAGGTGATCCAGGCGCTGAAGCACCTCCAGCATGCTCCCGGCAAGACGGTGATCTTCGTCGGCGTGCTGGAGAAGGTCACCGACGAGTTCAACGCCATCAGCTGGCAGCCGCAGATGGAGGGATCGAAGGCGGGGCGCGAGCTGCCCGGCATCGTCGATCAGGTCATCTCCATGCACCTGTTCTCGGCCGATTCCGAGGGCAACTGGCTGCTGGACGAGAAAGCCGCCGAGCGTCGGCTGGTCTGCCGCTCCGGCAATCCCTACGGCCTGCCGGCCAAGGATCGCTCCGGCCGTCTGGACATGACCGAGGCCCCCGATCTCGGCGCCCTGCTGAACAAGATCAACCGCATTCCTGCCTGATTGAAAGGAACCCACCCCCATGTCCTACGATCTCAACGATGCCCAGCCGCAGATGATGCCCACCGGCGAGCTGATCCCCGACGGCACCTTCGCCAAGATCCGCCTGTCCATCCGCCCTGGCGGCGTCAACGGCTCGACGCCCATGGATGCCGGGCTGCTGAAGGCCGCCAGCGAGAGCGACGCCAAGATGCTCGACTGCGAATTCACCGTGGTCGAGGGGCCGTTCGTGCGGCGCAAGTTCTGGCAGAACTTCACGGTGGCGGGCGGCAAGCTGGACGACAAGGGCCAGAGCAAGGGCTGGAACATCTCCAAGGCGTCGTTCCGCGCCATGGTCGACAGCGCCTTGGGCCTCAACCCCAAGGATATGAGCGAGGCGACCAAGGCCAAGCGGCTGATCCAGGGACTGAAGCAGTTGGACGGCATCACCTTCGCCGCCCGCATCATGGTGGAACCGGCCAGCGATCCCAAATACCGCGACCAGAACCGGCTGGCCAACGTGGTGTTGCCCGACGAGGCCCAGTACGCGGCGGTCATGAAGGGCGAGGCGGTCGATCCCGACCCCATCAACGCCAAGCCGCGCAAGCCGGCGGCGACCAGCGTGGCGAGCAGCGCCCCGGCCTGGGCCACCGATGCCGCACCGGCGCAAGCTCCGCAACAGCAGGCTGGCACGGTCCCCTGGAACCAGCAGCCCCAGGCGGCGGCCCCGCCGCAGCCGGCGGCCAATGGCCCGGCCTGGCTCAATGGCTGACAGCGATACCGCCCGTCAGCCCGGCGGGCGGCTTCTCCCATGACGGACGATGAATGGCAGGCGCATGTGACGCGTCAGGCGGCAAAGGCAATCGGCGAATGGCTCGAAGCCCGCGGAAAACTGCACCAGCCCATAAGGGCGCTGGTCCTATGGGAGCTGGAGGCCATGGCGTCCAACGCCATCGGCAGCTTCATCGTGCTCGCGTCGCAGCGGATCAAGGCGGAGCCCGATCAGCACCCGGACCTGACCCGGCTCTTGCTGGGCTGATCCTTTGCGTCGTCTTCGGCCGAGAGGCCAGGGGCTTCGGTTACGTCCACCGTCTGCGCCACGACGACTTTCCCTATTACGGGTTCTGCTCTCGCCCCTGCCAACAGGCCGGTGCAGAGATCGCCCGACGGAGCAACGGAATGATCGACAAGACCGCCCGCGAAACCCAGGCCATCAAGGATGCCCGTCCGCTCTTCGCCGAGGCACTGACCGCGCTGGGGCTGATGGAACCGTTCTTCCACCGCTCCGCCGCCGACATCGACCGCCTGATCGAGGCTGCCGTCACCGGCTATGTCGAGTCCATGCAGCGCCAGGCCGGCGTCCAGGAGCGCAGCGGCACTCCCTTCGACGATCCCATCCCGTTCTGAGGCCGCGGCCATGCTCGATCTCAACCACGGCTCCGGCTGCCAGTACCAAGCTCCGGCCCGCGATCCCGGCATCACCATGGCGGTGAATGCCGCCATCGATGCCGCCCTGGTGGTGCGCAACCGGGCTCAGGTGGCCCGCCAGTATGTCAGCACCTCTGGCATCGGGCGGGAATGCCTGCGCCAGATCCAGTACGACTATCTGGCCGTGCCGAAGGACGAAGGCCGCGACTTCGAACCGGCCACCTTGCGGATCTTCGAGGCCGGCCATCGCGGTGAAGATGTGGTGGCGGCCTGGCTGCGGGCCGCCGGATTCGATCTGCGTACCGAGCGCCGCGATGGCCGGCAGTTTGGCTTCTCGGTGCTGAACGGCCGCTTCAAGGGCCATATCGACGGCTGCCTGGTGGACGGCCCGGTGTCCATGGTCTATCCCGCCCTGTGGGAGAACAAGGCGCTGGGCGTCTCGTCGTGGAAGGACGTGGTCAAGCGCGGCGTGGTGCTGTCCAAACCGGTCTATGCCGCCCAGCTTGCCCTCTATCAGGCTTATATGGATCTGCCGGCCCCGGCGCTGTTCACCGCGCTCAACCGCGACACCTGGGAAATCCACTGCGAGCTGGTGCCGTTCGACGCTGCCCTGGCCCAGACCATGAGCGATCGCGCCGTCCAGGTGGTGCAGGCCAGCGATGCCCAAGAGTTGCTGCCCCGCGCCGTCGCCGAACGGACATCGGTGGTGTGCCGTGGCGGCAAGACCTCTGCTGGCTGGCATGGCTCATGTTCGTGGCAGGATCGCTGCTGGGGCGGCTGCCGATGAGCGACATCACCCCGTCCGACACGCAAGCCCGCGCCATCGCCACCATCCGGCAGTGGTTCGAGACCGGGACGGAGCGGCAGCCGGTATTCCGGCTGTTCGGCTTCGCCGGCACCGGCAAATCCACCGTGCTGAAATTCGCCCTCGACGAGTTGGGCCTCAGCCCCCATTCCGAGGATTGCCCCGGCGTGGTCACCGCCACCTTCACCGGCAAGGCCGCCCTGGTGCTGCGGCGCAAGGGCACCCCGGCGCGGACCATCCACAGCCTGATCTACAGCGTGATCGAGGCCACCGAGGAGGAGATCGAGGAGACCCAGAAACGGATCATCCAGGCCGAGATCGACGCCCGTGCTCTGGGTGGCTTCGACCGCACCGCCGCCGAGGCTGCCATCGAGGCCATGCGCCAGTCCATGCGGGAGATGAAGAAGCCACGCTTCGCCCTCAATCCCGACAGCCCGGCGGCATCGGCCAAGCTGATCGTGCTGGACGAGGTCTCCATGGTCGGCGACGAGATGGCCCGCGACCTGATGAGCT